TTTTGAGTATCGTCTTAATCAGATGAAAGACGTTGCTGCTCGAGCTGGAATTACCCATTTGTGTCATGGGTTTGGCAGAAGTTATGATGAGCGTGTACAAGAGTGGTTACAAAAATATAGACCACAAGACGCTAATTCTGTCATTCCAGATCGTATTACCTTTCAGGAAGGTTAGTAGTTTAAATCTTCCTGCCCCGAAATCCATCGGGGTTCTAGTGTACAGTTAAAACGGGTTATGTATATATGGTTACCGTTTGTTTAAATATTTTGTTTTTGTGTATTATAACATTCAGGCTTTGTACATATGGTGCAGTCCTCGTACTGCACTCCTATTTAGGAGAGTGGCTGGCCACCACACTACAAAAACCCTCACTCGAGTTTGAGTTAGCTCGAGATTTTGTTGTATATATAAACTTACTGAACATAGCAATTTTAAAATAAGAAAAGCCAATAATAAATTGGCATCCCAAAACGTAACATTCAACGATCAAATTGATCCATATTTGTATGATGTTGATAGTCCTATCGATTCAACACGGATGTTACAAGATTCAAGTGATGCGACTTTAGATAACTTCTTTTCGCGTCCTATAAAGATAGCAGAATATGAGTGGAGTACAACGCTCCCAACAATTGCACAAGATTTTGATCCCTGGTCACTCTATTTTGAAAATCCCAGAGTGGCTAACCGACTTGTGAATTATAACCTTTTGCGTTGCAAACTTTATTTGAAGTTTGTTATAAATGGAAACGGTTTTCTATATGGTAGAGCTTTAGTCTCCTATCTCCCGCTCGATGTATACGATGATTTGTCGACAAATGCTGCTCTTATCAGACAAGACTTAGTACAAGCTAGCCAACAACCGCATGTTTTCTTAGATCCTACTACATCTCTAGGAGGAGATATGTGTCTTCCATTCTATTTTAACGAAAATTACATAAACATACCTGATGGAGACTGGGATCTGATGGGTCGAATATTTATTCGTACTCTATCAGATCTTAAACATGCTAATGGGGCTACTGACCAAGTTACAATTTCTTGTTTTGCGTGGGCTGAAGATGTGGAGTGTTCTGTTTTAACTATCGCAGAACCTACAACTTTAGTTCCACAAATGGGTACTAACGAAGTTGATGAAGCAAATCAAAAGGGTGTAGTTTCTGGACCTGCCTCAGCAGTTGCGAAAGTAGCGGGAAAGCTGAAAGCTATTCCTTACATTGCACCTTATGCTCTTGCTACGGAAACTGTGGCTAATGCAATTGGTGCAATGGCAAAGGTCTTTGGTTATTCAAGACCAACGACGACACGCGTACCAGAGGCATATCGCCCTACGCCTGCTGCTTCATTAGCACTGACCAATGTTCCAGATACTGTTCAAAAACTTACAGTAGATGAAAAACAAGAACTAACTATAGATCCAAAAATTGCAGGTATAGGTTCATGTGATTCATTAAGTATCAAGAGCATAGCTTCAAGGGAATCGTACTTAACGAGTTTCTCCTGGAATGTAGGAACAGCACCAGAAACATTATTGTGGAATGCAAGAGTTGATCCATGTACTTGGGCTGAGTCATCTGGACCCCCAGTCGCTTTCCATTTTCCAGCGTGTGCAATGGCAGCATTGCCATTTAAGTATTGGACAGGTACTATGAAATTTAGGTTTCAGATTGTCTGTTCAAACTTTCATAAAGGGAGATTGAAAGTGGTGTATGATCCTAACGCATTATGGAATGGTACTACCATATCCACTGAGTATAACACAAATTATATGCGTATTGTGGACATTTCGGATGAGCAAGATTTCACAGTAGAAATTGGTAATGGTCAGAGTAATACACTTTTGGACCACCATTTGCCAGGTGTCGATGCTGTAACACAAATGTATTCTACCAGTGTTTACACAAATCGTGAAGAAGGTAATGGTGTGGTATCTGTAATGGTCGTGAATGAATTGACAGTGCCCAATAGCACAGTCAATAATGATATTACAGTAAACGTTTTTGTTTCGATGGGTGATGATTTTGAGGTTTTTGTACCTGATAACCATTTCCAAAAGTTTGTGTTTAAACCACAAATGGGAGATATGTCTGATGTACAAGAAACGACAGAACCAAGTAAACCAGTTCAAGATGAATCTTTGAACTTAGGACCTACTAAACAAGATACTGAGCTTATTAATAAAGTGTTTACAGGTGAAGCTATTGCATCCTTTCGTACCATGTTGAAGAGATATAACGCATGGACAACAATTGGGAATAATAATGGAGGTCAACAATTCACGCGTGTCCAACTTAGTGCGTTTCCCTATCTGAGAGGAAACGTCACTGGAGCAATTAACCAACAAGTTTCATTGGCTCCATACAACTTTTGTCAAACTGTCTTGTTACACTGGGTTACAAATGCTTTTTCAGGATGGAGAGGATCCATTCGATATAA